CGCTGAATTAATTGATCCAGCTCCAGTAACAGTTGACATTGTGACTGTTGGATTTTGAGTATATCCTGAACCAGTATCAACTACTACAACATTTGAAACATATCCATTAGCAACTAAGACTGTCATCTTAGTATTACTTCCAGCTAATCCACTTACTGAATTCGTTTGCGCATTTGGATTTGCCCAAATCAAACAACCATTGACAAATGCTCCGGCTCCACTAGTAGCAATAGTTTTATTATTTGCGTTCGTTTTAATGGTAACAGAAGAAACGTTCTTTGATGTATTACCATCCAAGTGAGTGACAGCCGAAACAATACCATAAACACCACTATTATTTGCATTCGTATCTGAAGCTACGTTACACATTACAGCTTCACCAACAACAAATGCTGCGGGGTTACTACTGTCAACTGTATATCCACCATTGGCACTTGATATTGTAGTAGAATTTGAATTAACATTCATTGTCAATTCAACATGAACGTTTGCTGTTGCAGTATTTGTAGTTCCACCACTTGTTATCGTTGCAGTATATGCCGATGACATAACATTCGTATAGCCAGAACCTTTAGTTGTTATTGAAAAATCTGAATTTGCAAGTCCACCATTGTCAACATAATTTTCGACAGAAATTAAATTTAAGCGATCGATATCGATAACTGGTGATACATGAGAATTAGAAGATTTCATCTCTGCTCTAATTCTAAAAGATCCATTAGTATATGCAAGTACTCTTTTTCTATCTGTTAATTCATAGTTTTGATCTGGACTAAATTTAACATAGGCTGCAGATCCTTCAGTACCATCAGCTAATGTAAATGTTCCATTAGATGCTGCATATTTCCATTGTACTTCTGTATCACTAAAATCTATAGTAGAAGTTCCAACTTTGATTACATCTGCCATTACGTTTGCTGTATTACCTGCGGCAGAATTTGCAGCGGTAATAAATTTTGCAAAGTTATTACTACTTCCTCCACCTATATCGAAATCAGCTCTTTGCATATTGAACATTACATACTTATTTGGATCTGCTTCCCAAACTCCTGCGTTTTGTGGTTTATAAAAAGAACCAACAAATGAAGGTTTGGATATTTTGGCAATAGACCCTGTAGATGTTTTTCCTTCTTCTGCCATGTGCACTTTATAATCTGTACTATTTGATGTAAGTACTAATGCATATTCATCAGGCGTCAAGAAAACAGGAGAATCAAAAGTAAATGTTGTTCGTGTAGTTGTGTTTGCAACCGCGGCGTTTGCCGTAGTTGAAGCCTGTACTCTATCTGGATTTAATGAAACTTCACTAAATGGGATTACTTTAGAAGCACTTGGAAATCCGTTAACTATTGGTCGTAGTTGTAATTTAATTGGAAGATTAGTATCTTTTGAATAAAAATTTAAAGTAACATTTCTTAAGAACAATCCTTTTGGAAATGCATTTGGATCAACATGAAATGTTTGACATAATGGATTAACCCAATTTGATTTTTCTGTTGAACGTGAAGTAGTATCTCTGACAATTGCTATGTCATTAGGAAGTTCTCTTTGATTTATAGTTTCTCTTGTTGAAATTAATAACTGTTCACGGTTCTGTAAAATTCCCTTTGTTACAAATGTTGATTCTGATGCGGTGACAGTAGCTTCGACATTATTAAATGCATTGTCTGTAATTCTAAGAAGTTTATTTCCTGATCTCCAAGTCGCATCTGGAAGATGGAATTCTCCTGCAATCTGGCCGGAGTCATCAGTTTGCATAATACCGTTAGCTACACTAACTTCATAGTGTACTCTCGTTGAAACGTTTGCTGTTGCGGTACTTGTTAATCCTTCTACATTATTCGCTACAGTAAATACGTGAGTAGCATCACCAATGGTTCCTGTTCCAAATGATTCACGTTGACCCTCTGGAAGAGAATTCGCTGATCCATATCGAGCGGAATCTGTAGAAGAAGTATTTCCTGTTATGTTTGAAAGAAAAACTGTAGCAGTATTATTAGTCGTATTAGAAGAGAACATAACTGTTCCATAATTATTTGCTCCATCTTTAAGTGTTTCACCTACTTGAAATGTTCCATTAACAGTAATAAGTGCTAATTTACTTGCTGGTCTTATATTTGTAGACACATCAGTTTCACTAAAATATACATAAACATTAGTAAGTGGTTGTAATCCTGTTGCTGCGAATTGAATAACTTGTCCTCTTACATACGGCACAACTGTTGTATCAACAACCTTATTACCTATTGTTTTAAGAAGTGATTCTGGTGGAGTATTGGCACTAATTCCAACTCTTGATTTGGAATCCTTCATCTCCGATGTACTTCTATTTGCCTTGCCTGTCTTGCCTACTTTATCTACACCAGTTTGTGGTTGTTCGGTTACTTGTTTCCCTGTCCAGTTAGTACTCCAATCATCATATTGAGAACCAAATCCTGTTCTACCAGTAGATGGACTTAATGCCCAATTATCATTCTGACTTTCTAAGTTTGTTGTAACATCAGGTCTTACTCCTTGTGAAAACCATGTATCAGAAACAGGATATGTTTTTATTCCACCAATCCAGTTTGTAATATTGAAAGGATTAAGAGCTTGAGTAGAACTTGAAAGTGGTTGTACAATAAAATCCACATCTGAATATGGAAGAGTTACCAAGTCACCCGTCTTTGTTACATTATTACTATATCCTAAACTATATGAAAGTCGATGGTTATCATAATAAAAACCCGGCCTCATTTCTTTCTTTGCATATTCTACTGAAATGTTATAATCATCATTCATTACATCACCTACAGAGTGGCCACTAAAAGAATCAACCAATATACCATTCTTAAATGATGTTCCTGTTGGATTAAATAAAGAATCTCTTGCAGCAGTAGTAGAAAAGTCTCTTGAAGCCGTTTCTTTTTCTAATATAGTCAACGCAGTATAATATTCTATTCTTTCAATCCTCTTTTCCAATTTACCAATATCTCTCATGGTAAATCGTTTGTTGTCAATATATCGTGTAGTGATATCAGTAAGATTAAAAGTATATGCCGGTATGCTCAATGAATACAATGTCATCGAATCTTCATCATCTGTAGGTGCTACTGGATTAAGGCCGGATTCCCCTCTAAGTACCTTGAATTTTCTATCTTTAGTAAGTGCTATTTTATCTACTCTTGACAAATAATAACTGAAAGATGAGGTAATTGTACCATCTGGATCAGGAGTTGGAATTCCTTCAATTGCCAATGTAGCGTTCATATCATTATCTGCATTTTCCCTTCGTGGGCGTATATCGATACAATCTCTCAGAGAAACCATTTCTCCTGTAGTAGGACTAGTAAAATCTGGAATTACGCCATAATTAAACGTTAAGGTACTTGCAGCATCTACTTTATTATAAGACCCTGATGTTGGATAAGAATCTACAGAGTGATAACCTTCACCACCATCCCAATCAAAGTAATCACACACAACCATAATTTTACCTGCGGGTCCCGGCTGGCCAGCTTTTAACTTAATAGTAGCATGATCATAAAAGTTATCTTTTTGTCCCGATTCAAATGTGTATCTACTGGTAATATTATTAGCCGATGCTACCATCATTGCCGCTGTAACGTGGATAAATGGTTGTCCTGAATCTACAACTTTTACCAAATTAAATGCATCCGAAACAGGAATAGAGTCCGTTCCGGTTTGTGTTTGATTTGGAGTTTCAAAATAAAACTGTCCACCCGCTACAGAAGTTGTGGGTACTGCGGGAGATCCAGTAGTCGCAATAATAGCTGATCCGTTTCCTGAAACCAATGTTTTTGTTCTTGGCCCCGGCTCTTTCTTTACAGAAGAACTTTCTACAGTATAAATAATATCTGCTACAAAAACAGCGCTGGTGTTACAATATATGTCTACTGATTGTCTTGTACCATTAATTGTAACTGGCCTAATTGTTGTACCTGCATCATTAACTGCTCCTAAGTCAAGATAATTTCCTGTTGTCATTAATCTTGCTTCGGTTGCTGTTGCACTTGGAATTGTGGCAGTAGAAGAAACAGCATTAATAAATGTTTGAGCAGCATTGGGAGTCTTAACAACTACAATGAAATTTTCTTTTGCATTAGTTGTAGATATAGTACCACTACTAGGCATAAACCGATAATTAGGATTAGATAATGTAATAGTTAATTTTCCGGCCGAGTCCGATGAAAGGGCTTTCTCAACTTTCTTAAACGAGTAACTAACTGTATTACCTGTTCCTGAAGTTTCTTTAATTGGACTTTGAGGTAACGGAAAGACTAGAGTATTTTTATCTGTATTAGATAAGAGTGTATTTCCTGAAGTACTACTATTATATTTTCCACTATCTGCAATATCGGCGTGTGTATTAATAGTAGGAGGCGCGGCTAATGTTGAAGTAATTATACTTTCTGCATCTTTAATTTTGAAATCTATATCGTAGGTAGTGTTAGCTATAGTTGCTTGAGTCAATACAGTATTGGCCACAACAAAATTCCCTGAATCCATCAACAATACTTTATCACCAGCAGTTCCTGTGGCGTCTTCCAAAAGAATTATATCACCTGCACTTGTACCAGCAGTCGATGACTCACAAGTAACAAAATTGACAACAGAATAATAATCATCAATAATTCTAACATCACTTGAAACATCAATTCCACTTGTTGTATTAACTGTAATACTTGCACCTGTATATGCATCATTAACATAAGAAGTAGAATCAGCATTTAATTGAACTACTCTTGTATTAGCATCTTGAGTCTCAACTGTACCTGTGATATTATTTGAAGTATTAACATCCCAAAGATATAGTCTGTAATTAGAATGATTTGTGTCCGCGTATGATGAATTTCCAGAACTAGTATCCCAATCCATACTGCGAACTCTTGCAGTTCCAACTTGAGTTGCCGCGTATGTGGTATTATTAGTTAAGTTAATCGAGGCAAAAGGAACTGAATGTATTTGACAAACTTCAGAAGCACCGACATCAAATAAACTACTGGCAGTATCAACTACAAGATAGTTTCCTATTTCTGAGGTCATACTATAATCAGTAACAGATTCAGTATCCCTACCTTTATCTACATCAAGATATTGTGTATCAATACTCTCATATTCATAACCTTTTACATAAGCCTTACCTGCATCCATACCAGCAGAAATTTCAGACTCGTTGTAAATTATCGCATCACCTGTATTTGTAGGAAGAGTTGTTTGTACTGTTAATCTTGTATTATTAGCAATTGCTGTAATAGTTGAAGTCACAGTATTAGATCCAAGATAAATCTCATCTCCTACATCTACTTCAGTTAGGAAAAGAGTATTATTTCCATGTACTGTAGTACCATCAACACCTGATGCCACAGTTAACCCTGAAATTCCTCTATGAATTTTTAGATCTAAATTAAATGGAGTGATTGTATAGTCACCAGACTCATCAAATGTTCGCCTTGCCAAAGTTTTTTCAAGTTCCCCATACATGGGATACTTAACTTCTTCATTTTTAATACCACTTATAACTTTTAACAGCTGAATAAAATTTTCATCTGCAAGTTGTAAAACTGGATCTGTTGAGGTAAGGGCTTTGTTTTTTAGAGCTAATTCAATCTTATATCTTGCAGCACCTGGTGCAGCATAGTTATAAGTACCTGAAGCTGGATCAAGTAACAGAGGATCATCATCACTTGTTTTTGTTGATTCTGTAATTTCTAATCCAACACGTCCAGAAGGAGTTTTGGAATAGGCATCCATGATTATAGTGTTTGCGGGAGTAAAGAGGAAGAATCCACCAACATAAAATACGCCTGTATCGACACTAACAACTGAACCATTACCAGTAGCTCCAGTAAGACCGGATGCTCCAGCTGCACTAACAACTGTTGCTTGTACTGCTCCGGCCGCGATTGTTTCTCCGTCATCGAAAGTATCACCTGACAAATAATGGAACATTAACGTAGGTTGAGTACTTGAGGTGGCTGCCTGCGAAGCCACGACACGTGCACGGGCATTGGAAGTTGCACCAGTAATAGTAGTTCCGGAAAAAGAAGCGGCATTAATATTAACTCCCGATTCCTGAGTTTCTAGTTTAAGAGATTTAACTTCAGTATCTAAAGTTACTTCTCCACCAAAAACTTTACTACCATCCTTAAACATGTGCTGACCATACCTCTCAATTTGTTTTTGAAGTATGGTCTGTAGTTGTGTTACTTCTCTTGCCTGTACTGCATACCCTGGTCTAAAAAGAATACGATAATAATTCGTTGACTCGTCATAATCATCATAATACGGCGTAACATTGAAATTTGTAGAAAGTGGCATTCAATCTTCCTCTAGTATAAAATGATTAGAATTCAATAATTAATTTAACATCTTCTATTTGGTCATCTGCTCTTGTTACAGGTGAACGATTTTCTATGTAGAGAACATCTCCAGAAAATTTCTCTAAATCACCACCAACTACTGCACTAGTATTTGCTGATGCTCCACCAGCTCCTGTAAAAGTTTCATTTGCTTGAAACGATCCGGCAATACCATCATATCCAGTAGTAGTGTTTGATCCCATAGTAACATCAACTAATCTTAGAGTTGTGTTATTTTTGAAGTCAACAACTTTACCAGTTGCGCCTGACTGTGATGCAGTTACAAGTTCATCTTCTGCAAATGCTGTACTGTTCCAAGATTGAACTGTTATAGTTACACATTGATCAATAGTTGTTGCTGTTGCAACATCACCATTGGCATACAATGGTTGAGCTAAAAGACCGATTTTACGGAAATCGTTATTTGTTGTGAAGTTTCCAGATTCTCCGTATTCCAATCGACTATTAACCATTACAAAGAATCCACCTAATTCTTCAACTGCGTCATCACCATGTCCACCACGTGGGCCGATAATTGGTGTAACGGCTCCAGAAGAACCGGCGTTTGTAATAATCGTTGCTACGGCATTACCATAATTGTTACCACCGGCAACAACCACGATATCACCAATAGTACCAGATGCGGTATTAGTGGCACGAACATTTGCTCCATGACCATCACCAGTAATAGTGATTTTAGGACCGATAGAATATCCGTCACCGTCTGCTGGAACGTTAGCACTTGCTAATGCGGGTGTCCAAGTTACAACATCAGTACCAGCTTGGAAATCGGTAATTGTTCCACCTTTACCTGTAACACCACTTGCGGAGTCTGAAGTAAAGTAAATATCGTTGTTAACGATTTGATCAGTAGCCAAACCTGTACCTGAAATTTTACAAGTAGTTGTGGTTTCTGTGTGTCCTGATTGAACTGTTCCAGTTTCGAATGTATAAGAACTTCCAGCAGTTGTAACATGAACCACTTCAATGGCTCCATTACCTGAAGTATTTGCTGCAATTTCAACATCGTATTGAAACGAAGAATCAGTAGTATTTGCAATCGCGTTATTTGCTTTACGTACACGCTGAGTAGGTATATAACTAGGCGTTACAAATTTAAGAGCTCTTGCGGCTGAGATCTGATACATGAACTTCCATTTATAACTATCAGCTGTTGTGATAATGGCTGTTCCTGTTCCAGTAGGTTTAGTCGTAGATGCTCCACCAGCTTGATTGTTGGCGAGACATTTATAAACATTATAGTCATCTGTCATCACGTAAAATTGTTGATCGAACAGGGCATTATTTGCATGAGTATATGCGTAATAATTTGATGCTGTCGTCCAGTTATAGCGTGGTGCTACATGACTTACATCCGTAGATCCGATTTTCTTGGCTGCAATCATATCTCTCCAATGATTGTAGACCGTATTAGAAACGGAATCGGTAGGGGTAGGCGGGGCTGTATCATCCGCCCAGCTGGTTACTTTACCAATAAATAAGTACATATTAGTATTGAGTAACCCACTTGCATCAGTTATTGCAGCGCCAGAAGTTGTAGAAATCTCATCGAAAGCCTCTACAAACTGTTTGGCGTTATGAATTCTGAATTTATTGGTTACTATAGCAGGCATTTCGGTTTTCCTCCAATTGTATTATAAGTTAAAAGTCAATGATTCCTCATTGTTATATTTAGTAGTTTTTTTAAGTTTAAATTCTTCAGAGTTGATATACAGAGTCGCTTACTCCACCCGGCATACATTTTCTGGTTACCTCTAAAGAAGCATCATTAGTAATAGTTTTCACCATAAAAGCTTGTGGATCTACAATTATCATTTTTGACATATCTTCCCAGAGCATATTAATATGTTCCCATTCAGGAGTTTCTAGTTCAAGTTCTCCGACTTCAGCATCTAATCCAACTACAAGGGATTGGTTGGTTTCACTCGTAACAATACTAAAACTTTCGGCATCAGGATCACCAGTCCCATACGTTCCTATTACACCGGCATGTGTACCATGTGCGGCAACAGTAGTATCTTCTGTAGTTATCAACCATCGAAAGTTTCTAATTTGTGTTCCTAATAAATCTGCAGCAAGATCCTCATTTTGTACATGAATAATTCGCGCTTCTTCGTGTTCTATTCTTTCATCACTTTCTAATAATATACCTCCACCAGTTTCTTCAGATATAATATTTTCATTTGCAGTTTGAAATTCATCTCCCACTTTAAGTTGAGAAGTAAATTCACTTCCAGATCCAGTCATGGCCGTGGCGCCATCTGCAATGGTAACTGTTCCTTTCATCCGCGTTAATATTCTACTATATTGATATGAGGGAAGAACAGTCCAAGTTTGATGTGGTGTAAACTCTACACCATAACCTTCTATTGGTGGTTTAGATGTTTCTAATAATGATCGCGATGTTCCTGTGTTATTAATAACTGTAACTGAACCTCCCATTCCACTATGTGCAGTACAAAAATAATATATTGTGTCTGGTGTACTACCTGTAAGAGTATATTCTACATATGCTCCGGGATTACCATGAGCAGCCGAAGAGTGCGCATATCCTGCATCTGCAAGTACTACTCCACCAGCATGAGTACCATTTGCAGTAGATGAAAGTCTAAATGGATGAGATGACACCGTAGAAGAACTTACAACAAATCTAATAGTGACCCCTCTTTCAATAGTTAACGATGTTTGTTCTACACCATCAATAATAAATGTGGGCGTGCCTGAAGCTGTTATAACATACGTTACATATTCTTCAGTCTGAATATAATCTTTTCTATTACCATCAATGGCCCCATCGGTTTGAAGAACATCTTCCAACAAAATGAAATCCAAAACTTCTCTTTGAAGGTTCATCATATCTAAACCCAATTCAGGAAAATCTTCATGAAGTAAATAGTTTTGATTTGTTACAGGATGTTCTAAAATTATTAATCCTGAACCATCTTCTTGTGTAAATTTATCATCAACAAACCCCAATTCGGCTGTAGCCCATTGTGAAACATAATGTGGCCTAAAGGGTTGCATACCATAAGTTGCTGTAACATACTTATCTTTATAAGTTGAAATAGTATTTAATAAATGGTTTTCTGGCGTCCAATGAATTAAATCACTCGCCGCGGATTCTGAAACATAATGTTTAGTAATGTCCGGAATTTTATTTTCCGGATGATCTAAAAGTAATCTAGGGTTCTCACTATCCCCCACAGCTTTATGAACATCTTCCATTGCAATAAAAGTATTGTAGTCAGAATAACTGAATAAGGTTTTATTTGCTGTTCCACCCATGCCGGAATGAGCATGACAATGGTAATATAGTGTTTGCGCTGTATTTGTTGCGTGTATTTGAACAAAAGCTCCTGCATATCCTGCAGTACCGTTTTCTAATACTCCATCAGTATAAGCAGTTCCCCCTCCATGATGACCATCAGACGTTAGAGAAAATTTAAATGGATGGCCGATATTTGTTGAATCACTATTATCAAAACGATAAACTCTACCTCCCTGTAAAGTAATTGAAAGCTGGGCTACGGGTCCATTACCATCATCGATGTCTATTAAAAAGTGGCTAGATCCTGATGCAGTTACAGTATAGATAATAGGAGTGAGATCCGGCGACGCATCTTCTAACAATATATGTTGACCCATAGAATCAACTTTATAGATGTTCTTGTCTGTGGGTTGTAACAATTCAGTAGCTTTAATATTCACGTTCTCAGTAAGTAAACGTGTTCCATCTTCAAGCTTGGTATGTGTTACACCATCTTCTTGCATCAAATGCCAGTAAGTTGTCTCATAAAGATCATATTGTATTTGTTCAATATGATTACCGGCCTTTACTAGACCTTCTTCTATAATCGCACGCGTTGTATCTTCATGAATAAGATGAGATTCATCTTCCATTCTTAGATGATAACCCATTGTATCATAATGTTCTGTTTCTAATTCTACTAAAGGAGCTTTTACAGATCCAAACTCTACCAACATTCTAGTACCATCTTCATATATGGTATGAGATGAATCCTCCATTCGTAAATGCCAATGTGTACTTTCCCAAAGGTCAAATATTAAATCAAGTTCATCGTTTTGATTTAATCCATATTCATCTTCTACTGAAAAATAAGTATTAGTTGATCCTGAACTTCCTTCTTCGATTATATACGAACCGTCCTCTGCTATAATTGCATTATAAATTATATGTGAATCAATATGTTTACAGAATCGATTATCATGTGTAATTGGTACAGTATCTAAGGCCAATAATGCTTCATCTTCCATCATAAAACGCGTTAGGTCGTCTTCTCCGATTAAATGATTTCCTGTTGAATTATACCAAGTTTCAATAACATGAGTATCTACAATTGGAATACTCTCATATTGTCGATCCGGTCCTTGTGTATCTTCTTCAAGAGAAATAAATCTTTGTGGGCCATTACCTTGTCCCGCAGAAGTTTCATCTAAAAGATACCCCCACCCATAAGCTCCATTGTCGTCTTCAAGGAGTATGTCACTATTGAAACTCACATCAATGGATATTACTCCTGTCTCAGCTTCAGGAAATTGAATTGATGGATAGAGAAAAGATCCTCCACGTTCAAGTAAAATCTCAGTACCATCTTCATTTAGAATTCCACCAGCAAAGGGATAATCCCAATTTGTCGCATTCGCGCGGAAGACATCTGAATATGCTATTACTTTAGATTTCAGATAATTTGATGGTTCCATCATCAAATCGGAAGCATCTTCCATAATAACATTATTTCCAGATTGTTGGTCTTCTAACTGAATATAAAGAAATCCGTCATACATGGATTGTGAAACGGCAGAGCCATGATCTGGTGATGGAGTAATAGTATATGTGTTTGTAGTGGGCGCGGATGTAACAGTATAATTGCTATTGAATTGTTGTCCAGATTCATCCCCAGAAAATTCAATCGTATCACCAGTTTCTAATCCATGTAATGTTTCTGTAACTACATACATTGTAGAATTGGTTCGTGCTATAGACGAAATTTCTACATAATTTTCCAGTTGAAGATTTACTTCATCGAATGTTTCCAACCTTGCATCCATCGCTTGCCACGGATGGTTTGCAGTATAAATTTCCATCTCATTATTACTACCATAAGATTGAAATTGTGCATTTGCAACAGTAGTATTACCGAACAGAGTAATGTTGTGATATTTTCTTCCTTCATTATCAGGGCCGGCCGTTACAATAGTTCCCAAACTATCAACATTTCCACTTGCTCCCGCATCGAACATTTCTACAGATATTTTACTTCGTATAGCCAATTCACCAAACATTATTAAGCCGGATGGATGAGTCAATCTTTTTACTGAATTACGATAATCGTTTACATCAAAATCAGTTTTTAGAACATAAGAAAAAGCTTGGTAGTATTTGTTGTCTTGAATTTTTGGTACACCACTAAGTAATCCCGTTGTAGCAGTATAATATCCAGGATATGTTGCATAAGCACCAAGTCCTGCAGTAAGTTCGGCGTTTTGATCACCAGAAGTAGTTGAAAGATTTGGAATAGAAGAATATCCTGCACCAAAATCATAAACTTCTGCAGCTTGAATTGCACCAATTGCAATGGCGGAAACTTCAATTACAGCATTATTACCTTTTGGTGAGGTATCCATGTAAACTGCATTAGATGTTGCAAGCCATACGGATGAAACTGGCATTGATCTAATCTCACCAGCAGGTGAAGCTACTCCATTTTCAGGTAAAGTGTAACTATAGGTATTTGAAGTTAGAACAGTTATTGGCCATATTCCATTCACTTGTGCAGTTGTACATCCAGAAATTTTAACTTTGTCACCTGATCTTAAATAGTGTCCTGTATCTGTTACGGTAACTGTTTTATTTCCTGTACCACTACCTGCTGCTGTAACTTCTCGATTTATTCCCCATGTCAATGCAGAATTATAACTAATTGAATATGTGTTACCCGCGCCTACTGTTTTTGAATCTGCTACTGTGAATGATGTGGTATTTGTCCATCCTGTAATTGTAGAGGTAGCATCATCGTGATATGTAATAGTTCCACGAACCGAGTCATTAGGAAATGTAGTACCAACTCCTGTAACTGTAGTCCCCGATTGAGCCATAGTTCCTGTGGTGTATGTAGAAACGACATTACTATGTGCGGTAACACGTTCACCTGTTGTGGCTTCTGTATAAAATCTTGTTTCATCTTCTGCAACAAGTAGATCATCTGCTTCTGTTATAATGAATTCAACGCAATCTTCTGTTAAAAATATACCACCTCCACCTTGAGCAGATCCAACTGTAGCTGATTCAAGTAGAAGTTTTTCATGGGAATATCTGTCATTATGAAAATCTTTTTCTTCTAATAATATATGTTCTACTGTTGAACCAAAATCTTGAGTGGTAGTCATATCCACTCTAAGAGTTGTGTTGCCGTTAGCAATGTATGGATTGGCGGTAGATAAAGTTCCCTTGTCTATAAAATCAAGAACTCTTCCCCTTGCAGAATAATCATCATTATAGAGTAAAGTGTTTTTTGTGATGTTATTTGCAAGAGCCATGTATGAAAGAGAATAGGTTTGCTTATCGGGAAGATCACCCGTACCAAGTCCAAAAATTTTCTCTGTAGCTACTCTAATAACAGTAGAATTAGTAACTGCAGTTACATTATCTGTAGCTCCATTTGCGTATGTAAGTGTAAGTACTCCAGAATTCGCATCCGGAAATGAATCTTCACTAGTTAAGGTGACTACATTACCATCTTGTGCAATTGTTCCTGAAGTAAATGAATGTAAATTTACATTAAGCAAGGCGTTAGGAGCACCTACTACATCTAATGCATTTCCTAAAGTTGGAGTATAATTATTAGCAACACTAACAGGAGGTGATGTTTCATATCCACCTCCACCTGATGTAAGTGCAAATGTATCAATTGCTCCAACATCAACAGAAGTCATATTGAGAGCACCATTACAAACAGCAATTACATCGGGTAATGCACCATGAGCATCAACCATAGTAAAAGTATTAGTTGTTACAGCGGCGGGAGTATTACCAGCTTGAAAGGTAACGCCATTATGCATATTATGTGCATCTACACCTGAACCCGCGACTGCGGCTCCCAATTTAGTAAATTTATTATTATATACTATGATGTTATCATCATTAACAAAATTCTGTACAGTCAAAGCATCTATGTCATTATCACGATAATAAGAACCAACAGAATATAAAAATGCGGTAGTATTGGCACTAATAACTGTACCCCAATAAGTATTGCTTGCATAATCAACGGTGAATGCTTGACCCGCTCCAATTGTGTGAGTATCCCTAACTAGTAAAACAGTATTACTGGAAAATCCTGTAACAATATTAGTATTCGCGTTTGCATAAGTAAGTTTACCACCAACAATATCTATTTTTTCATTATCAGAGAGGCCCGTTGAAAGAGTAACAGTTTTTACTGATTGTGTAAGGGTTACGCCTGATGTGTTTACACTTGCGACCTTCGCAATTCTATCTCCGGCAAGAATATGTAAGGTAGCATCATAGTTACCTGTGGAGCCATAAAGTTTTGCGGAACTTGCTTTAATTCCTGCAGAAAATGTTAGAGAAGAATTACCAAACAAAGCTGTATTAGCATTGTGTCCAATAAGTGTTGATGTATAGTCTGAAGCCGCTATTTGTTTTAATTGAAAAGCAGATACGAGATCTGTATTTCTTAATATTGCACCTGTAGAAATAATTGATTGGACTTGTCCTGCCGCTCCACTTCCACCGGTTCCATCATTAATAAAGTCAACTTGATCTCCTACGGCATATCCATCTCCAGAATCTATAACATCAATACCCTCAACAACAGAATCTAAAATAGATGAAACTCTCGCACGTGCGCCTTGGCCTCCACCACCAGCAACATGAATTTCATCACCGACTACATAGTTGGTTCCACCAACATCTACAGTAACAGTTTGTAAAATTCCTGATGTGACTGCTTCTGCATATAATCCATCTATATCAGTTTCGGATGTAATTACTTCAGCGGGCTTGAAATAAAACAATACTCCGTCAACAACGCCCTGCACAACATCTGATAATGTTAATTCAGTAACTTCAAGAGCTCCCGCAAAAGAAGTAAGTTGTTTTTCCACCATAGCGGTACACTTGGAAAGTGCACCCGTGATTCTTCTACCAGTGAATAAATTAATATTATTTGCACCGGCTGTTATAATTTTAATTGATTTATCAAGTGCCCATTTCCCATCAGATAGTTTCAATAGATCTGTTTTGGGATAATAAAATTCTATATCTTCTTTATTAAACAATGATTGAAATAACCAACTAAAAGAAGCCTCATTTCCTTTTGACCTATAGACCTGCTTCATTCTTTTAAGAAGTTGTCGTCTATCTGTAACTGCTGTCGTTGGAATATTTGTATAAAATTCTTTTTTCCATGCATCTTCAATAAGACCAATAGATGTAGTATCAATATCTTGGTCTAAAGATAATTCTCTTATTGCTGCGGCGGGTGCTTTTGAACGAAAAGAATCTACTGAGGCTGTGGGGAATATTCCATCAACAATACCATTTGCTAAAGTGCCGTATGAACCGGTGACACTACCTGTAAGTTTTTCTCCGTATGTAAATCCTGCTACGCTAGAAGATTTTACAAAAGCAATAGTATTACCTTTTGTACCAGAAACAACTGCGGTTGCTCCACTTATATTACCTGTAAGGGTTTCTCCAAGTGAGAACATGAGATTTGCATTACCGGCCGTATCACGTTCAGACTCTAATTGAAGGCGAACACCATCTTCATATAAAAAATAGCTAGTACCATCTGATTCATCTACTAGCTTGTCATCATTGAATGTAAATGAGGTGCCAAAATAAAGTTGGTGGGATTCCATAAATTCATAGTATTTTTCTATGAATTTTTTGAACTTCGGATGTTGGGCGTTTATAAACTCTGGTAACTGAGTTTCCAATAAAACAGATACATCTTTTTTATCTTTGACTACAGCCACGTTTAATACCCAGTTGAGAGAGTTGTACCATCAGTAGTTGCTATAGTGCCTTCGACATACGTACCTGTTCCAGCATCATCCAACATTGTAATAGTAATATCATCTGATTCGATTAAGATAATTTGTTCTCTGAGAGGATTAACATCTGATGAAGATGGTGTAACAAAAAACTCTAATGGTGTAGTATTTCCAGTAGTTTCAGAACCTACAGAGATTGGTTTATAATCTTTAAGTTCCATTTTTCCGGTGAGGTAAGTCATTGTTCCTACATTATTATTAACAATGATTCGATCTTCTCCTGAAGTTCTATACACTTCAAGAGTTCCATTATTATCTTGTAATCTACATTCATCCCATAATGTATTTGCAGAATCGTAATATCCAAATACTCCACTAGTTACTGCACCCCAAAAAGTATTTGAGGGGTGATAGACCTGATTAGAAAATGGTAGAGTATAGGCTCCACTCGATCCCAATAATGGATAAAGTAATCTTTTTAGTTGAAGGGAAGTTTGATTACTTTTAACGGAAATTTCTGCTTCATCAATTGCTTGAATTAATTTTGAATATCTAAATCCTTTGTCAAAGTTTTTTAAATTGGTATCTCCAAAATCTGTAACTGCGGTGGTTACTGTTGATTTAAGTACTGATGCACTATTTGTAGTTTTACCGGAATCATATTTAACTGTACTACTAACCTTTAAATACATATAATCCGGATCTACAACTTCTGGAGTAATTCCAACAATATTTCTTTTTGCCAATATTTCATCTTGAACGAACTTTTTAGAAGCTTCTGAAAGAACTGTTCCGGATGTTGGTTTAATAGCTACATAAACTTTTCCATAAATTGGGGGATCTGCATCTTCTCCACCCCAAGCAACAACTGCTTGTGCATCACCATAATCTCTTTTAACTAAAGCTACATAATCATGAATTGTGACACATCGATTTTGAGCATCGAAATTTTTGGGTGCATTGAATTTAATCTCATCAATATCTGCGGGTACAGCTCCGCCTGAAGCGGAAGAGGTGGTTTCTATTTTTACATTAGAATATCCACCAACATCAGTCACAACCGAAAATGCTTTAGCTCCATTAGTCGCATCAGCATCACAAGTTAAACTTGACAATATAACAATATTTCCATTTGCTAATATTTTTCCTAATATTCCATCACCAAATTGAACTTCAAATTTCCCATCTTCGATTTCATCTATAAAATAAACTGTTGAAATAGAGTTTACAGTAGTGATATCAGTAGCTTCTGTATATACTACTGTTTCGGAATCACTAGCAGATACTTGAACAGAAACTTCTAAAGTACTTATATCTGTATTTGCATTAGGAAGAATATATTTTTGATCTGGATCACCTGTATTTGCTGTATATCTAAATGTTGAAGGTATCCCCTGGTTAAGATCTATACTATCTACAGTATAAACACCATTGGCATTAATGTTTACTGAATGAGAATTAGAAGTACACCAAATATATGATATACCCGATACTTCACCCTGAAATTGTGTATTTTTGGGAATACTTATAGAAGGAGGAGAGCCGGTTGGAGTAATAGTAAGTGTAACTGCGGCCAATGATCCTTGTGCAGAACGGGGCCGATAACCAAGATGTTTTGCTCTTGCTACAACAGAATTTCTAAGAGAAGCGGAATCTAAGAACATCTCATTAGCAATCATATTTGCATAATATGAATTATAATGAGTATTATATGCCATTATGTCAAGGAGAACATCAAAAGAAGAACCTTTAAAATTATATCCTACAAAATCAGATTGACTTGTTAAAAATCCTGTGAGATTTTCTTTAATTTTTGCGAAGTCTAATTCTGATATATTAAGTTTACCCGCTGAGCTTGCCATGTGTTATGTCCTCTGTAAATAGACTTCTAGTGTCGTTTCTTGTATATCATTATCTGGCATATAAATTATAATTACTTCATATGCGTTTTCATCTTCTTTGGCTTTTACAGTTATATTTGCTATTTTTGCTCTAGGTTCATATTTCTCTATAGTATGTTTAATTGTCTTTTCTAACCTAGAAGTTGTAAGCTTACTGAAATTTTCAAATAAAAGAATTCCAATTCCACTATCTATGCTTGGTTGAAATAGTCTTTCATTTGCATTCGTACTTAATAGGTTTTTTATAGACCTACTAATAGCTGTTGATTTTTTGATAGTAGACAAATCTCCATGAGCTGGATGTTTTGTAAAATCCATGTCAAAATCAACGTAATCTTTTCCGTATGTAGTAGCCATATCTTGCTCTTAATATTTAGTTAAATTAAAATAATAGTGAAATCGGTTTATCTGAATAACATTGAAGCTAGTTTATCTCCAGTACTCTTATCTTTCCATTCGTCTTTGTCAGAACCGCCAACTGCTTGACCAAGTGCGGCAGCGGCATCAGCGGCCGTTGTGGAGGCTTCTGGGGCCGGCTCCTCGCTATCAAGAAGACCTAATACTAGTGCTAATAAATCTATTGGGTTTTTACTACCCCCTCCTGCAATAAGTTTATCCCCCTCTGTACCGACAAATAATAGTCCTGCCGCATATCCTAAATCTGGAATTCCTTTTGCAGATTTAAGTTCGGCCACTATTCCGTCATTACCCCCACTTTGATTAGGAATGTAAAGGGCATACACACCTGCAGATGGTAATGTTATTTGAAAAAATTTTAAAAACTCGTCAATAAGATCAATCAAATATTGTAAAAATGCTTCAACCTGTTTAATCATATCAATCATGTCTTGAATAAAACTTGCCGAATCTGAAATCATCCCCTTTAATTGTAATACAAAATTTTCTAATAGTTGAAAAAATTCACCCCAGCCAGGAACAATATCTTTAATTTGAATTCCTCCAAAATCGGGCGGAGTTGAAGCTGGGAGAATCATTAACTTTTCCATTGCAACTATTGCTACCTTTGGATATATCCTTAGATCTTTTGGTAATTCTGTAGTATCACCACCCTTGAAAACATAATTAGGAAACACATCATCTCCTGTAGTTCCACTAGTTCCTCTTTGTTCCATCTCCACAACCATATCACCAGAAATCCAGGGGTTTAATCCATCAAGATTTCTAATTGGATTTAATATTACTTCCATATCAATCCATCTTTCAACTTCATTCATATTATAATCCGTCATAGTAGTTGATATAAATCCCTCATCATCTGTATCTGCTACCGCTTTTCTTCCTATCATAACTGTTGGAACTACAGAACCTTCAACGATCTCCGCAATTTCCCCCATACTACTATATATTTTTCCTCCTATAATATCACCCACTACAAACGATTGATACTTAGTATCAACTTGAGTCAATTTAACTGTAACTTGATTTGGAGTAATAATCTGTTCTAATGAATCTAATAAATTTTGACCGGTGTTGGGTGCAAATTCAGGAATATCAGAAAACATTTGAGAGAACTTATTAAAAACTTCAACAAATTCTTGAAAATCTCCAGAGGCAATAATAATTGCTATTGCTCCAGACCCACCGTCAAATTCTGTATTTCCTAAAATATTAGGTTTACCTATGCTTTGTTTAGAATTAAGAGCCTTTCTTGCCGCCACATAATTTTTAACGGTTGAACCATCTTCACTTGCTTTACCTTTATCGAATAATTCTAATCCAAAATCTTTTTTAGGGTCCCATCCTGTATAAGCATTACCATCAGTATCATATACTATTACCCCCGCTTTCGGTGCAGCAGAAACCTCTCCCAATAATTTATATCTGGGAACATCACCCTCATCATCAAATGCTTTTGTAAATTCCGTAATTACTTCTTTTACTGTAAATTGGGGGAACTTACTTGCTCCACCCTCATTCGGACTCCTAAGAGGATCTAGTAATGGATTGTCTCTATCATATCCACCAGGAATTAGTTTTCTAGGAGAAGCATAATGTGGTTTTGCCACTCCCTCATTAATCTGTGCTAATGTGGGGACAGGATCACCAGGCTGAGAATCTTTCCATTGTTCTGTCTTGCTATCTTTCATTTCCCATATTAGTTCTCCGGCCTTGTTTCTTAATTGTTCAAAACCATAATTATATTTTTGTTTTGGTGATACATTTCCTTCATAATAAGGATCAACATATAAGTACCAATAACCAGCTTCTTTTAAATCTTGAATTTGTTTAAGTACTTCATCTGCTAAAGCCTCCAATGCTACTAAAAGGGGATTAATATTTTGAAGTGTGGCTAAAAGTTTGACCACTTCCATTCCAGCACTAGCAAGAGAAAGAGTACTTTTAACAGTTTCAGCAAGAGTAGTGGCTGCGGCCGCTAACGATGCAATATCCCCCGCCTTCGCAATCTGATGGGGTTTCCATTCGGCCTTCGCCGTTAATAGTGCACTAAATTCAGCCATTTTGTTTTTCCTTTTCAGCTTTTCTAATCTTTGCCCTTAATACATTTTCCCAAGCTTGTTTTTTTATTCCCATGATCTCCGAATACATTCCAGCAAGTTGTTTAGTATTTTCTAACAATTTCTTAATATCATCTCTTCTTAATTCTGCTTCTTTCCATTTATTTTCTTCAGCCATTAGCTATACTCCTTTGCTCTACCATTATAAATTTCATATCTGTTTCTAGCCTTTTCTACTAAACCAACCAATTGACTTAAACTTTGAATATCTTGTATTAACTGTGTCATTAATTTAAGATCTTTTCCTAGTAAATAATTGCAACTATTATAAATTGATCTACCATAAGGAGCATAACCACCAGTAGTATTTGCTGCGGGGACTGCAGACACATAAATCGCAGGTGGTGTACCCCTTACAGTTGATTGAGATCCAGTACGAGTTGGCTTACCAATACGTGCATCTATTTCCGCAATTCTCGCATCCAAGTTAGTTACTAAAGTACCAGAAGCAGTAGAAAATGTTACCCATTTTGCGTGACCATTTTGACTACTAAAATTATCAAAATCTGCAGCTGTTCCTCTGTTCTGTCCACTTGGTGCACCAAATCCTGCAGTACAACCATCAGCACGACTAGACATCCCAGCCGCGGAGTAGAAAGCAGTTAATGATGATTTTATGTCTGCCAATGCAGTATCAAGTGCATTTGTTCCAGTAGTTGCACAAATATAAGTATCAAAACTTGCATCATTCGCTGAACCAGAAGTCATGTGTTTAGTGGATGCTCCTTCCATGATAGGATCACGAAATTTAGCTCCACCCGCTGTAGTTCCTTGTAATTCATCTATTACTCCAGTTACAAATGCAACATCTGCATTGGCTGTACTTCCATCGGTTGTCAATTTTCTTGATACATAATTAGTTACAATAACATAGTCTGTTGGAGTTATTGCAGTTCTTCCAGCAGAAGTAAATCCGACAGTAGGGTTTGTAGTTCCACCAGTCGAATTATGTGTAGGGCCTGTGTAATCGACATTCCACCCTCCCCGCCTAATTATCCCACTACTCACTCTATAAGTATATTCATTTGTATCAGCCGGTACACTTCCTGTAGTAGAATTAGCTGTGGGAGTAGTAATTACATCATCCAGCGGAACTATCGATTGAGATGCATTTGTACTTGCTGCTAATGTTTCATCCGCTCGTACTAATGTTACTACACTTCCCAAACCTGTTCTTGGAAATGTTGCACGTGGCTCTGCAGTATTTGGCATAGGGTGACTTGCTATAGCAGTTGCTGATCCTATCGTTGCGAGTGCTCCATTTGCTTGAGGTTCATAATAGAATTTTTCAGCGCAATCAGTACTATATCTATGTTCTGGTAAGGCTCCAGTCTCATCTGCTCTTTTTGCATCCCATCTAACATATCTTCCAGAAGGAATATCATCTTCACCTAATCCTGTAGGTTGTGTTCCTACAATTTCACCATTATCTACTGCATACGCTTTTTGTGTTCCTCCTATTGCTGGAAAGAATGGGTTTCGTTCTATGTAAGGATATGAAGTTCCTCCGTATTCTTTTCCTTCAGAAACCCAATCACCTCTTGCTCCTTTTGTTAAATCATTCGTTGCATTAGCACTTCCATTATTTGGATCAAAGAAACCCATTAATCCTATAAATTGAGAAGTATTTGCATTTAATAAATCATCTGATCCTGCATCTGTTCCACCATAACCTCCAGCGTCATCACCAACTGGCTTCCAATCTTGATTTATTACTAATCCTTCACCGACTACTTCTATCTGACAAAATATATCATCTTTTTGATATCCAAATGGTACACTATTCACAGTAAGAGTAACCGTTCCATCAGAGGTTGCAATTCCTGTATTACTAAGTCTGATTTTACTATCTGTAGTTTTTACTCCCGCGATTGTTACATTATCATCTGGAATTCCTGAACCACTAATCACATCACCATATTTAATTTTTGCGAGATCGGTGTCTGATATTCCTGTTACTTCTATACTATTTACTGTTGTTGTGCCAATGATAGTAAATGTGTTCACATAGTCAGCATGTCTCTTTAAATAAAACTTCTGGCCGAATGCCGCTCCTAATGTAGTGTACTGAGTGTTACTACCTTGTGTCAAATGGTCTTGTAATGTCATGGTAGGTAATTCATTATATAACCCCTCACTTTGTAATCCTACACTAGCAATGTTCGCTTTTGCAAAGTCTGCGTTCCATGTTCCGGCCTCACTTCCTACATCTTCACCCCAAGCAATTGCATTACCAAAAGCGGTATCGCTATCTGGTGTAGAATATGGAGTAATATCATCATTAATGTCTATTAATTCTCCAGTTACTCTTGACCTAACTAGATAATAATCCCGAACATCAGTACTAAATGTATTACTACCTTGTGTCTGTGTTCCAGCCAAACTTGTTAAATTGATAGTAAATGTTTCGCCAATATCAGTAGCCTTAATTCCCATAAAAGAAGTATTCGGTTCTGTAAGACCAAGTGCACCATTTACTGTTTGATAAGCTGGAAGGGTAAACTTTTTAATACCTTGCGTAGCACCCTTTATAGCTCCTGCTCCATAACAAATTAATCTCTGTGCGGCCAACGATTGACATACGGTGTGAAGAGACATATTCGTGGCCACTCCCGATTCATTTTTCCCTCCTGTGAAGGCTTCACATAGTGCATTTAATCGTGTTTCAGAAAATTCTCTTATTAGAGTAACAGAATTAAGGATCCCTGTTCTCGCAGATAAATGAGTAGATGGACTATTATCCAACTCCTCTCTTGTTTCAATTATTTTTTTATCAACTGCTCCTGACATTGTTATATCCTACGATAAAGGTCCTGAAAATGGTATTGGTGGTGCACCTGGGATCAACCCACTTACTACCCATGTTTTTGTCCATGCGTCTAATATGTCTGCCAACTCTTTTGAAAAATTCATTCCCGATGGTTGTGGTGAAGAAAATAATTGTATTAACGGCGATGTATGAGAAGGTGATACCGCCGGTGGTCCAATTTGATTTGTAGACAAATATGTTGCTGCCATAGATGTTAATGCTGATGCTATCTGTGATCCTATTGCCGCTCCCGCTGGTAATTGTGATGCGAAAGCCTGTCCTATTGTCATTCCAGCAGGAGTGTCTATTACATTTGTTGTGGGGAATCCTCCCGCATTTTGTCCCATCTTTAAATAATTAGCAAATGCTTTTGCAATATCTTTTCCCGGCTTCATTGGATCAGCACTATGAGCTCCAAACGTTCCCATTAATTCACTAAACAATGTTGCTTTAACTAGTGCCATTATTCAAAACTCCCACCAACTTTTAGTGATTTTAATAAAGACAGTTTAGCAGTAGCTGGAGGCATTGGTGGTCCTGACGGCCCTGTTCCTGTTGGATGTGTATGTTCTAATACTATATCTATTAGTTCATCCAATATCTCTTTCAATGTAGCAATTAATCCAGCAACTTTTACTTTACCTGAAGAACTTACTGTTACCTCACCCAATAATCCTTGCATAGAGGCCGAGCCTGAACTGTCTAGTTTAAGTGTCGATAATAGACTACTCATTTGAGCACTTCCTACCACACTAGAAAAATCTATGTTTCCCAATAATGCAGTACCTGTAATACCAGTTGTTCCCAAATTAGAATTTAATTCTATATCGCCAATAGGTTTTA